ATCACACATAGGACATGCCGCCTGACAGCGTTGTGTAACTTCCAGATGTACTTGTTTTATACCATGATAGTTATACATTGTCAATAATTAACTTTACGTTCTGTCCTGGACCAGTTTTACTGGGCAATTCGCCATATTTTTGTACGTACCATTCAATAACAGCACGATACCAGTTCTGGCTATCGTGATGTGCTTTTTTATTAAACTGATAGATATTATTGTTGGTAGCACTCATTGTACTTAATGCTCTAGCACTTTCAGTTTGCAATTGTCGTAACGATAACTTATTTAAATCTGTCATATGACAGTTATTCTGTAATCTCAAAATTTGCTGACTTGTGATATGGATTAGTTGATGTTGAATGATTCATTGGATAATCAAACAATGTATTGCTCGTTAGCGTCCAACTATCTTTAAGGTAGCACATGGCAGTACCACTTTCAACTGTAATATCTGTTACTGTTGAACCATCTTTAACTGTTTTTGTAAACCCTTCAATATCAAATGTCTTTTCGTTATGTCCAATACATGCTGCACAATTATTATCACTACTAGTTGCAAATGTTTGCAATGCAGTTGTGTCGCCACCAGTGAGTTCAGCAGTCATATCAAAATTAACAACTGTATTGCCAAATATATGAATAATTTGTCCATTCATATCACCGTCAATTGGATCAATTCGCCAATCACTACGGTCCATAACTTCTGCTTCTGCACTATATACATAGCACCCAACTCCAGCATTAGCCGCTGATGCCGTGTATGTCCCACCAGGAAAATGGTCTTTCATTGCCGCCGGCATGTTTTGAAATAATACTAAAGTTCTGTCAGCAATAGCTTCTTTAAGTTTAGCTAAACTGTCGGCATCTAAAGCGCCATTCCATCTATATGTAAAGATATGCATATCTTTTCTCCTTTTATATCATAGTATTTATTTAATACCTAATAGCATGTAACGTTCGTATTCTGGGGTATCTAAACTGCCACTGTAAATAAGTTGGCTAAACTGATACTTTTCCTCAGCTTCTGCTGTATTATTAACACAATTGATATGTTGTGTATTTTCAAAATAATTATTGGTTTGTAAACACACTAGTTTTCCACTGGGTATCTGATCAAACCAAGTATCGTCCATGTGTTCACAACTTGTATTAATTATTAAATCTGGACGAATGTCACACACAACATCATTTTCTGCCACCAGCTGTTCAATATACCAAGTATTATTGCCACGATTCTTCCACTGTAAATTACATACATCAGTTTCAAATGCTTTAAATCTCCAGGATTGATCGTAACACTGTGGATAGTTAAACTTGTCACTGATCCATCTTGCGTCTGGATCTATATCTAAACTGTATAATTTTTTAATATCAGTAAATCTTTCAAACAAGAAGTATGCAATTGTAGCATACCATCCCCCATATAATACAACATTTTGTATACTATCTGCTTCAACATATTCGTCAATTATGTTCATTAACCATAATTTACTCATTACTTGACCACGACTAAAGTGATCATTTAGATTAGCAGCTTTGGCTGAACTGATTGACCATGCACTTACTTGTCTTAAAAATTGGTCATCTATACAATGACTTATATATCTCAACACTTTGCGATGTGTTGAGTGATCATATTCAATATGCTTACTAAAAATTAGTTGTAAAAATTCATCAGTAAGCTCACTATATCCACGATGTATTTCTCTTTTGACTAGATCACGTATTTTGTAAATGTTCCCATGCACAATAGCTTTTTTGATATCTTGGAAGGAATCTAATTGTGGATGCTGAATGTAAGTAAAATATTCCTCAAACCCATTGACCCAGTGAATATTATCATTCATTAGTGGCTTCCTCAAATTGTTCACGCAACCAAGCATAGTCATTAATCAAATGCAATGCTTTTTTATTGTTCTTATAATGATTACCAAAATCTCTGCCTTGTTTAGCACCCATTATACTGTATTCTCCATATGGAGATTTTGCACCACGTGAGCACCATACTTCCAGCCGATATTTGTTATCAATATTATCACCATTGGGAATAATACTGGAAGCCAGTTTAGTTGCTTCTCTAAACGCACCTTTCCAGGTATCAAATGGGGTTGTGTTAAATGCTGTGATGTTGCTGATCTGAAATTTAGGAACAAACGGACATCCAATAGTAGTAGTCATGTCTACTTTAAATTCTCTAGCGTTTAGTAATTCACGTTTGGGGAATAACTTTACAGCGCCGTAGCCGTATATCAACTTATTTACTGGATTTAAACTACGCCAAGTGTATACACACTTGTTTTCTGGAATGCCTGGGTATGCCATAATGCTAGGACTAGGAGTAAACTTAAAACTAAATTGCTCATCAATGATAGCATCTGCATCAACCACATAGAAATAACCAGTTGAACTCTGTTTTGCACATTCCTTGTGTGCATTAAGTATACCATCTATACCATGCACACGCTTGGCATGTGGTGCAAACAGTTGTAGAAGCTGAAAGTTTTCGTCAGCAGAAATTTCGTCGTAACTTAGAAAGAATACATCTAACATATTTTAAACCTTTATTTAACTAATATTATATATGAATTCGGCTAGATAGTCAAGCACTTAAATCATTAACTACGTATATTTATAAATAACTGTATGAGTAAAATATTTGCAAGTTTTCCCGACTCCAGTAGCTACAATAAAGAATACCCTGATCCAACTGTATCCAATATGTGGATTAGTAAAGTTATAGACTATACTGAAAGTTTTTTTCATGATCAGTTCAATGACATGGCACAATTTACAGTAACACCGTACCATAAAATTCCTGAAAAAACACCATACAACATCTATATCAAATGCCATACATCATATCCTGCATATTTAGAAATTATTGATGGGGTACTTAGTAAGAATAACTACTATAATATGGTACTACAAGATAGTAAACAGGGACTAGTAACATGGTGGTTTGATCATGGATGGGAAAAATTTTTAGTAACACATCATGAACAATATGATATTCTAGATTGGTATGGCAGATTAGTACACACTCTTAATTGTGATACCCATCCACACAAAGTAAATTTACTAACTGGGGCAGAATTTAATAAAGATCTTTTTGAAAACATAAACCAAACATTTGGTATTAAGATACACTCAATTCAACCGATGGAACATTTCCTACACAAATTAATACTGTATGATAACAACTTTAAAAATTTTACATCATTGCGTATTAAAACAATTGAAAGTCGTACAGTAACGCATTCGCCTGGGTTAACATATAATCGAATGCCACGGCCGTTACGTGCATTATTATTGGCATACCTAGATGAAAAAAACCTAATAAACAGCACCAATTACAGTTGGGGCGGTAGTAAACTAATATCTAATCTGGCGCCATCAGCTCACAGTGATTGGTCTACAGAGCAAATAATTGACAATCAGCTAAACACACTAGTACAACAATATGGTGCAGTGGGAGAACAATACAAAGACCAAGTTAAACACTGGTATAACAAGCCTGTGGTAAACTTACCTGCTGAAGATGAAAACTTTGATTATACACAAAATCCAGCAGGAAATATAAATTATATACACGCTCAGTGGAGCAATTTTCAAATAGTAACCGAAACATGCTACAACCATTTAGCATTTTTAAGTGAAAAATCATTTAAACCTTTAGTGATGTTGATGCCGTTTATTATATTAGGACCAGCTGGATGTATACAAGCACTACGCAATCGCGGGTATCGTACATATGATAGGTGGATAGATCATAGCTATGACCAAGAATTACAATTTGATAGAAGATGGCAATTATTTACGAAAGAAGTCGATCGATTGTATAATTTAACTCCTGATCAGTGGGCTGATATTAAACTACAAATGTTGCCAGATATGATGTATAATTTATATCATTTCCGTAGTAGATCATTTAACAACCATTCAGATGTATTTTTCAGCTAGAATAAATACTACTATAAAACAAGAGATATTATAATATGAAAAACGTTTACCTTAGCCAAATGAGTCTAGAATTACCTGGATCAAAGTACTACTATTTTCCATACAGTGTAGGAGTAGTGTGGTGCTATGCCAATGCTGACCCAGTAATCCATAACAACTATCAGCTTAAAGGATTATATTTTGTCAAAGAAAATATTGATACTATAGTTGACAGTATGGAAGATCCAGCAGTGTTAGGTCTGAGCAGTTACATATGGAATACCAACTACAACGAGGAATTTGCACGTAAGGTCAAAACACGTTGGCCCGACTGTAAAATTATCGTGGGCGGTGCTAATGCACCTGACAGTAATATTATGTATTTTGAAGACAAGCCGTACATTGATTATTTAATTCATCAAGAAGGAGAAATTAGCTTCCTTGGGCTACTTAAAAGTTTTATAGGCGAACAAGATGAAGAGAAAGTGCCTGGTATTAGCATAAACCAAAATGGTAAGCGTATTAGTACTGGACCTAGTGTTAGAGTTAGTGACTTAACAAATGTGCCCAGTCCATACCTAACTGGATTATTTGATGACATTGTTGAAAAATATAACGGACGTAGTGATATGACTCTTAATGGCATTATTGAAACTAATCGCGGGTGTCCATTTATGTGTACGTTCTGTGATTGGGGAGGTACTACATTTAGTAAAGTTAAGAAATTCGATATAACAAGAATTGAAGCAGAAGTCAAGTGGTTTGCTGAAAATAAGATTGAATACATCAACAATACTGATGCTAACTTTGGTATATTTAAAGAACGTGACATGGCTATTACTGATATGCTTATTGCTACAAAACAAAAGTATGGCTTCCCAGAAATATTTGATACAAACTGGAATAAAAATAACAATCAAGTAACAGTAGAGATGGCAAGTAAACTTCTTAATGCAGGCATGATGCGTAGATTTACTGCTAGTTTACAAAGTATGAACCCTGATGTGCTTAAAGCTATTAAACGCACAAATCTAAATGGAGATCAACTGGACAATATTGTAGATGATGCACGTAAAATTGGCATTAGTGTTAGTACTGAGATGATTGTTGGATTGCCAGAAGAAACCTACGAAAGTTGGAAGTCCGGGATATGTCAATTACTTAAAGACGGGTTTATTGTTGAAAGTTTTCCACTAGCACTATTACAAAATAGTGAAATGAATGTCCCTGCTTACAAAAAACAATATGGACTTATAACTAAATCAGTAAAGAGTTATTTTAGTAACTATGTAGACGAATGGCAGGATATGGTAGTAGGCACACGTACAATGTCAGAAGAGATGATGAGTAGAGTTTGGCTGTGGACCTGGCTTACAAATAAACTTGAAGCAAATGGATTCACACATATTGTAAGTAGGTATTTAGAAAAACATCATAATATTCCACAACAGGATTTTTATGAAGAGATGTTAGAATCATTTTTAACTGATAAGAATAGTGTATACTACCCACACTTACAAAAGTGGAGTAAGTATGCACATGATTTAGAATTTCAATATTTTATAGCTGGGTATGTATATGGTGAAGTATTGGTTGATATTGGACAACATCGACGAGCTAAGTTTTTTAAAGAAGTATATGAAGTAGCTAATAGGTTAATTGGCACATTCGATCCACAATTGAGTCAAGTACTTGACTTACAAGAAAAAATACAGCGTCAACCGCATCAAGATAAACATACTATAACATGTAATAGTAATTTATATGAATACATTGTTAACAATGACCAATTGCTAGTTAACAATACTACACAATATACCATAACTAATAATGCAATTGAAGACAGATTTAATAATGATTGGTTTGCATTTATGAACTTTGCTAGAAAAAATCGTAGTTGGTTGAATAATATAGAAGCATCTACAATATGAATGAGAGAATAAATTTTTTAAACAAAACTATTAAACCATTGTGTAAGGGCGCAAGGGTATGGGATTTTTGCTGTGGTACCGGAATGAATGGACTGTATGCATTAGAACACGGTGCTGAGTTTGTGTACTTTTCAGACGTAAGACCACAATCGTTTCAAACATATACTAAAAACTTAAACTTAAATGACAAACATTTTAATTGGCAGTTTCTGGATAGTGATGACATTGAAACAAAAAACTTAAACCACCTCAGTATAGACATTATAATATATCATGGCCATTTATATCATGCTAGAAATCATTATCAAATTCTAAAGTCACTTAGTGAATCTACTGCAAAGTATATTTGCTTTGAAAGCAAGGGAAAAGATAGCGATTGCGCAGATATTACCTGGGCCGTTGAACCACAAGATATTGATACCAATGCACTGGAACACGGGCAACAAAATTTAAATTCAATGGTAGGCGCACCAACATCAACTTGGTGCTATAAAATGTTTGAACACTTTGGATGGGAAATTGCCGATAGTACTATGGAACATCCGCAAGACAAAGATTACGCTAAATGGCGTTATTGGCTTAAACGATAATATGTATACTGCACAACAAATACGCACATTAGAAATAGAACTAAGCAGTAATTGCCAAGCTAGTTGTCCACTATGCTTGCGCAACTTTCACGGCGCAACATACAACAAAGGATACACTGTAAAAAGTTTAACAACATCTGAAATAAAGCAAATACTACCTGCTGACTTTGTTACACAATTAGATACTATAATATTTGAAGGTAACTTGGGAGATGCGATTGTGGTTAGTGACTTAGCTGATACTGTTAAATATTTACGTAGTTGTAATCCGCATTGTGATATAGAATTACACACCAATGCTAGTGCTGGAAGTAAACAAACATGGATAACACTTGCTGAACAGCGTGTGCGTGTGTTCTTTGCTCTTGACGGGCTAGAAGATACACATCACTTGTATCGCCGCGGTACTAATTGGCAAAAAATTATAGACAACGCTGGCATTTTTATGAGTGCAGGTGGAGATGCAATATGGAAATTCATTCCATTAACAACTAACCAACACCAACAAGAAGATTGTAGAAGGCTTAGTATGGAATTTGGTTTTTCTTCTTTTGCAGTTATGAGCGACCAGCGACAGAACTGTCATGTGTTTGATGCTCAGGGAGAATATCAATATAGTATTGGTAATCCAAAAGGTCCTAAAGACTTTAAACAGGCAGTGCGTGATTATCAAATAAGTGGAGAGCAACAGGACCTTAGGCCTGTGCCCAAGCGTATTGAATGTTATGCAGACAAACGAAAATATCTATACCTTGATGCATTGGGCGATGTATACCCTTGTTGCTACTTGGGTAGTCAGCCACGCACTTTTGATAGAAAGGGTGGGGTACAAAAATATGTACATAAACGTGTTGATGATATAATGTACAATAATAATCTATTTGAAAATTCTATTAATGATGCAATCGATTGGTTTAACAAAATACCTCCCAAATGGAGTGCGCCAATGTCGGATAGGCTTGCTGCATGTGATAATGTGTGTGGGAAAAATACCAATTCTATAGAGATTAGTACAAATAATTATGACGAGTAAAGTCTATAGCCATCATCTTGTAGTTTAACAACACCAAACTCAAACCTTATACTGTGCATACTAATACCGGACTGTTGCATAATCCATTCATAAACATTATCTTCACTATAACCGATTATCATTCTACCAGTAAAATTTTTAAAATCGTTTGGATCAATATCATAATCATGTGAGTTATTGTCTACGGCCCAGTTAGTAACATGTTGTTGGATACTTTGTCTGTATTGATTTAATTCTGATTCTGGCATAGTAGTGCCCGGCACAATAATACTAAATTGACTTTTGATGTCTGTTTTGGGAACATAACGAAGTGGATTTTTCATACTGTTAACGTCATCATCAAATGCAAGTGCTTGTAAATCTTTGCCTAGTGTGTTGTATCCGATTATCATACAGTTCTGATACTTAAATCCTGCATCATAACATTGTGCATCGGATTCAGTTAATGGTGTACTATAATTAGCTTCTACTTTATATGCACTACAACTACTAATATAAGGAGGACTTTCAAAATTTTCAGCTTGATTCATAATTTTTGCTTCTAATTCATGTATAGCAAAGTTTAAATCACAAAGCATACTGGCTACATTTTCATTAGGCTGAAGCTGTGTACTTTCGGCAAATTTATCATGCAGTATGTTTAATTCAGACTGATTGTATGGAACATTCTGCCAACAGTCTGGAATATCAATATCAGGGCAATCAGTAACAATTTGTCGACATATATTAAATATATTATTCTGTAATGTTTGTTCACTAGCCATAGGAGTAGGACACTCAAAGTCAAACTCCAATATTTGCCTATCATAGTCTTGAAAAATACGTTGCCACACATTTAAAAATTTATTACTTGCGCTGTTATTGCTTAGTTCATAATTTAAAATACGATAGTCCGTATCTCCAGTAAGTGTTATTGTTATAATTGCCATGCCATTATTTATTATAAATAAGTATGTAGTTAATATAGGATTTAAAATGAAAATAGGATTTATAGGTTGCGGTAAACTAGGTATGCCGTGTGCAGAAGCTATTGCACAAAAAGGTCACGATGTTAGTGGATACGATGTTGTCAAGCGTACAAGTAGTTACGTAACAATGTTTCCTACAATCCAAGGCGCAGTACAAGGACGTGATATTGTCTTTGTTGCCGTGCCTACACCACATGAACAATTATATGATGGTCGTGTACCAAGTGCGCACCTAGAACCAGTAAATTTTCGTTACGATATTGTAAAAGAGGTATTGGATGAAGCAAATCGGTATATGACGCAGGATCAAATGCTGGTGCTTATTAGTACAGTATTACCTGGCACTACTAGACGTGAGTTTATACAATCAGTAACTAACACTAGGTTTGTGTACAATCCATATCTAATTGCAATGGGGTCAGTAGCATGGGATATGGTTAATCCTGAAATGGTTATGATCGGTACAGAAGATGGTAGTGAAACTGGTGACGCAAAAGAACTAGTAGACTTCTATAAGACTATAATGGAAAACAATCCACGCTATGAAATCGGCACATGGGACGAATGCGAATGTATTAAAGTATTCTACAACACATTTATTAGTGCAAAGATTGGTTTAGTAAATATGATACAAGATGTGGCAGAGAAGCAAGGCAATATCAACGTTGATGTTGTGACTAATGCTCTTGCTAACAGTACGATGCGTATTATGGGTCCACAGTATATGACAGCAGGCATGGGCGATGGAGGTGCCTGCCATCCAAGAGATAATATTGCATTAAGGTATATGGCAAATGAATTGGACTTAGGGTATGACTTGTTTGATGCTATTATGAATGCACGTGAAGTACAAGCCAAGAACATTGCTAAAAGGCTGGTAGAATTGCGTGATGAAACAGGATTACCAATTTATATTCACGGCAAAGCATACAAGCCTGGCGTGCCGTATATTGATGGTAGTTATAGTTTACTGATCGGTCACTATGTTGAAGAAATGGATGAAGCTGTCATTTATATTGATCCATTAGTTGAACCACCAAGCACGCCAACAAGTGTTAAAGGTGTAGTATTACTTGCTCATAGTGCTAGTACAACATACAAGTACATGCAGGAAGAAGGTGACGACACTGATAAACTTTATTGTGATATTGAGTTTGGTAGTATTGTAGTTGATCCATGGCGTAAATTTACAACTAGTGATGAAACTGTTAGAGTAATATATTACGGGAATACTCGAGGACAATAATGTTACAGGTATGGGGGTATAGTCCAGAAGGAACTAGTTTTAGTACTAATTGTAATTGTATACCAGTTATATATCGACAGTTTGCACAAGGTGCAAGTTTATTTCATAGAAAGTATGCATTCTTTATTAGTGGAGCGTTTGGTAGATTTACGGATCCAAACGCCGACTATACCAATTGGCTGGACACTATAAATTTAGATAATCGTACACTGCAACATATCGAACAAGGTAAATGTATTGTAGTAGTAGATGATACTACTGAAGCTTTTGATGAAAATACAATTAAAACAACACTACAAAACTTTGCTAAACGTAATAACTTAACAGCTGATAATTTTGTCTTTAGTACTAATAATTTAAATTTTCCAAAGCAATCATTTTGTGATGTATATTCAGCACCTTTTGTTTTGGAATATTGTCGCTATAGTATAATTGATAAGGATACTGATTACTTTGAACCTATCATGAGTAATCGTGGAGATTGGCAATATCCGTTTATTAGTATTGGCGGAGAACCACGACATCATCGTCGACAACTACACAATCTTATTCGTAATCAGTACCCTAAAACTGGGATTTGTACTATGAATAGTGGATTTAGAGCTAACGATTACAGCAACATAGCGTTTACACCTGAAGTATCTCCATATGAACTACAACACACTGGCCCATATGTATGGCATGATATTAATCCCAAACACTTTATACACATACCCTGTGCTGCAGTAATGGAAACTTATATTGATTATAATAATTTTAGTATTACTGAAAAGGCATTTAAAAATTTAGTATACCCCCAGCCATTTGTAATGCTGGCGGCCAGCGGCAGTATACAGTTATTACGTGATATTGGATTCAATGTGTATGATGAGTATGTAGACCACAGCTATGATAATATCGTTGATAACAATGATAGGATTAACGCTGTGTTTGAAAGTTTTTGTAAGTTAATCCAAGATAATCATTTTCCAAACGAAAAAAATATCGCAACCCATAATCGTGAAGTCAGTCGCAATTTAACAATTGCCAATGACTTTATTAGTTATGTTGAGTCTAAATTGGAATCTACGGGTTAACATTATTTTGCCAGATTTTATCGAAAAAGTTTTCTCCAAATCCCTCTGGCTGACCTGGTGCATGTTTCTTTTCTAGTTCTTCCATTACTGTCTTATAGTAAGGAAACTGTTCAAAATATGCTGGTGTTCTCATTGATATATTTTTGTGATACTGAAAAAACCTAGAGTTAAAAGGCTTTGTGCCAACACGCTGTTTCATATTATCCGTGTGTAGATATATACTATTCAATCTGTCAGGTTCGTTTCCACGTCCAATATATTGGTCCAGTTTTGCATATATACGATCCCAGGGAACAAAATCATGACTCAAATATGCTGGGTCAAGAACGTTATCATAAACACAGTTACTTGTTATTCCCCATCCATGTCCAACACGATCGTCATTAAATTTAGTGCTAAAACTATTAAAGAAATATTCCAGTGTTTCATCAAAGTGTGGTAAACTAAAATAGTTATGTGTACATGTCAGTGCAATTTTAGCATGATGCTGTAGTTCCATCATATTATGATGGAATCGATTCCAATCCAATCCATAGCGCACAAGTTCAGCACGTGGACCAATATTTTCAATACTAACACCAATTGTCCAGTGTGCAAACTCATTGGTGTTCTTAATAGTATCAACCATACGATCAAACAGCGGACCTTTTGTATTGAGGTTTGTAGTAAACATTAAGTTAACTTTTTCATCAAATGTTTTAAAAATAGGTGTTAGATTGTCGATCAATGTGTATACTTCCGGCATAAGTGTAGGCTCACCGCCTAGGAAATTAATGCTTAACCGTCTAGTTTTGTCTATTTGTTTGATTCGCTCTACTAATAATTCCATCATGCGTCGAGTCCATTCAATTGTGTACTCGTCTTTTGATTTTACACTTTGTCCTACTTCTTTTTTCCATGTAGTGCTACTCCATGGTCCGCAATATACACATGCTAAATCACACTGATCACCAATATCAATTTCAATATACTGAGTATAATCAGTATCCATTAACACATCTTTACTGTTGTCAATAAAGTCATCTGTCCAGGTATTCCAACTATGCCGTATTGCATTATCGCCATTACGAACACACAACTTACAAGTGTGAGTAGGTATTTGATTTTTGAGCAACATTGTTTTCTTATTTTCTACATTAAGATCATAATTTTCAAAAACATTCACTCCCAAATCGTCCATCTCTTGAAATGTAATTTTATGACCAATACTTTTACAGCAATGACGTATTTCTTGGCGTCTAAAATCTATATTTGTATCTGTCCATAGCTTACTACAAACGTTTTGTTTAATCCTCATGCCAATAGTCCTCAAGTTCTGGTATTACATCTAGTATACTTATATTTCGCATTTTGTCACGCATTTTTGTTATTCTTTTAAATTCCTGCCAGTGTGCATCTACCCTGGGTCTCTTTAGTTGTTCAACCAATGGAGCGAGATTATTGCTACCGGTATACACATACCCATGGTTATATGTTTGTTCAAACTCAGTAATTAAATGTTGTTTAATAGGATCTGGCAACATTTCAATTGAATAAAAACTTTGATTGACTGGATTTAACCAAATTGGAAATTTAAAATCCAACTGCTCTTTGTAGTATTTACTAGTACGTATTATATCAAATATACTGTATGCACTATACGTATATGCATTAGCAATAAAATCTGTTGGCAAGAGTCTACTTTTTATCAAATGTAAGTTTTTAATAAACTGATCCCAATTGGCTGGGTATCTGGTATATTCAAATGTTTTATCACTGCCATCACCACTAAGTAATATGTTCCTACGTTTGAATGTGCTTAACATATCAAACATTTCCTCTTCGTATATGCTACCATTGGTAGCAAAATTTATCTCAATATTCTTACTAATACCTGAATCTACCAACTTACGCATAAACGGAGTCATTTCCTTAACCAATAATGGTTCACCACCGTATACATTAAGTAGTTTAGCATGATGACATTTTTCAATTATACTATCCCAAATTTCTGGGGTTCGCCACCATTTGGTTTTAAATGTAACACCTCTGCCTGGCCATAATATTTCATCTTCATTGAATAACATACTACTACTAGCACTATCACATACCACACACATTTGGTTGCACACATTTCCTAACTTCATATCAATATCCAGGATACTATGTGTGGATGCATCGTTTTTCGTAATGTACTGTACCGCATAATCATGGAATCGGTTATTACTATTTTGTCGCTGACTAGTAATACCAACTTCTTCGTTACGATAACATGTAGAACAGTTAACACTTGGTTTGTTGTCCAGCATATTTTGTCTTAAAGTTTGCCAGTGTTCGGCATGTGTGATTTCATCCAAAGTATAATTTGACAAAGTATGAGTAACTTCAGTAATATTACTGTTAAAATCACAACATGGCACAACATGCCCATTTGCTCTAATTTCAACACCAGTAAATGCCTTGATACAAAAATGCTTGTTTATTTCAGTCATATATAATCTCCAAAGCAAATTTTATATCCGCTAGTAATACTATACTTATATGTCTCATGTATAATATCAGCTTCATCCATATTATGACTCATTAAATTTAAACAACAATCGACCACAACTTCACATTTATAGCCAGCAGCTGTCATATTATGTATACCAAGTTCTCGATGCTCAATACAGCCAGGGATACTAAAGCCAGTATAGTATAGATGATTTACATTATTATTTTTTAAGTATACATTGACTTCATCAGTATTCCAGCTTGTGATAATATTATCACGCCTACTAACGGCTGATTCAATTAGATGATGTGGGTGTTTCCATGGAAAATTTATTGCTTGGTCCGGAGGTAACTCAGTTTGATATGCAGCTAAAACAATTGGACCCTGCCAACGCTGAAGAACTTTGGATATACGTAATACAGTACGTTCCATTGGTGTTTGTAGAAAGCTAAGACCAGGATAATATTTGTCCCATGTGTCGATAATCATTATTGCTGATGTCATAATTATATTTATACATTATTAAAATAGCAGTTAATTATCCGGCCAAGTTTTCCATCCTTTGCGTTCTTTGTATTCAGTAAAGAAATTGTATAGATAATTTAAACTTCGACTCCAATTTAAGTCAGCACTCTTATCAAATACCCATAATCTCTTCCACATTTCACTTATTAAGTGATCCTTTTCTTCTTGACTAAACGTATCTTCTTGTATATAACTAATAATACTTTTCATACCTTGTACTTGGTTGCCGCCCAGCGGATGATGATTTTCCAGCCAATCAATGTGTGTTTCGTATTTTTTTATAACACGTTCTTTATACCAGTCTGGAAAGATTGCTGGATGCTGCCACTGTGGCCAACTTACAAAGTTGGGTGTGAACAGTGCCCATTGACTCCATTTATTTTCCACACAATATTTGTTAAACTCAGGAAAGTGTTCTAGATTTAATGCACCAATAGTGGGTGCTGGAAACAAATGTACTTTTGGTGCTTCAGTTTTTACACGATTAAAATTAGATTCAAACTGTGACCATTTTAATCCAGTGCGTATATACTCAATAGGTTCACCATAACCATCAATACTTGCACCAACACTAACTCTATCAAACTTTTTCCAAATTTCTACTATATCTCTGCCTTTGTATTTTAGACTAGTTAGATTGGTGTTATATTTAATTTTTACGTCAGTCCGTCCCATGGCAATCAACTTGTCTAGCATTTGTAAATGTTCTGGATATAAAAATGGTTCCCCACCTGCGAAATAAATTTCTTCAACTGTTTCCAAAAATGGCTCTACTTTTTCATAACAATCAACATGTATAAATTTTGGTTTGTTTTGTTGGCTACGTGGGTTGTCGGCAGTAATTCCGTTGTCTACTTCCAGTTTAATTAATTCGTCATGCCATGTACTGCTGAGTTCATAACCACACATACGGCATTTTAGATTACAAATATTACCAAACCGTATATCCAAATATAGCATATTAATATCGCTAGTACCGTCTTCTTTGGTATCTGCTACTACCTGTCTTGTCTTTTCATTATCAAATTCTGTATTAAACCACGAACGCATACTGTTATGTTTGCGTCCAGCATCATCATGTTGGTAGCAACGATTGCATCCTGGATGTTTTTCACCAGCTAAGAATTGTTTACGTAATTTTTTAAAACTATCATGATTCATTAAATCTGGTACGCTATCATAGTTTTGCATTTCACCATAATTATCACGTTTGTGTTGTTGGTCCCAGAAACAACAGGGCATTACTTTACCTGTGGGTAACACGTGTAAATGCACCCAGGGTGCTAGACAAAAACTTTTGTTGTCGGGTAAATCCATTAAAATTCCATTCTGTTAACTTTTTTGTTCGTCAATTTGCGTTTTACGCAAATCTTCCTGAATGCGCACACTTTCATATAGACTGTCAATAGGATTATTATGCACTTGACAGTGTTTAGTACATTGTGCAATTCTACCATCACTGTGTTTTTTAATATCCCAAGTGTCTTTAATTTTACTAAAGTAGTCAGTTTCATCTAATACATATTGCAATCCGTGCTTAATAATATTGATGTTGTCAAATCCAATATTTTTATCAACCCATTCATAATATTGCATATTAATAATACCGTCGGCATCTTGACTTACATGTCCTAGGAAACAGCATGGGTGAACCCCACCTTGAGCATCTACATAAATTTCTTGATTACGGATACTCATACAATCGATTTGCTGACTACTATCTAACCAACTTAAATGACCTTTTTGTATTCTTTCGTCTAGTGAATCTTTTTCATTCTTGAATGAGCGTTTGAACACTTCAGGTACCAGTGGATCCATACGAGTATTACTTTTTCCTTGATTTTTACCAGCTTCTAAGTGCCAGCTATTAGTCCATTCATCGTCTGGTGGATATAATGCACCTTCCACTAATCCATTATCGTCCAACAACAGCATACTATCTAGTCCTCTGCCTTGTTTTTCTTCAGTGAATCCAAATGCTTTTTTATAGAAGAAATCTTTAAATCCTAATTCTTCACTTAGTGCTTTTGCATCATTTAGCTGATGCTGATTGTGACCAAATATTAAAAATTCCCATGTGGCTGCACCACCAGCATCTATAAAGGCCTTCATATTAGCGTATAACTTACTCCACTGTACTTTGCGTCTATACATATGATTGGTATCTTCCAGACCATCCACACTAAAAATAACACGGTCATGATGTGGATTCATTTTGTCAGCCAATTTACGCCAAAATGTTGGATTGCGCATTCCTCCATTTGTATGCACACGCACACAACCTTCCCAATGGCACTGTTTAATATAGTCTACAATTTCAACTAAATCACGGCACGTTCCCGGATCACCATAGTTTCCGCAAAATAATATTGTCCTACATCCTTTAAGTAGTTCAGGCGTAAACACTTGCTTAAATTGGGAGAGTGACCATTCACGTTTATCTATCCATGGTAACGGATATCCTCCGCTTACGTTGCGTGGACAACCCGGACATGATGCATTACACTTACTTGTAAGTTCAATATGCATCTGTCTAATGTTTTTGTATTTAATCATACTCATGTGTTAGTATCCTTGTTGTCAGGTATCAACAGTTGATCTTCCACTGCTTGTGCCAATGTGTCTAAATATATTGGGCGACCCCACGTAGTAGCATCGCCATCTTTAACTGGTTCCTTGACTGGATGTATATTATGACTAACATCATATCCCTCGTACCAGTTTACTAAATCTGGTAAGTTTGAAAATGCTGTCATAAAATTTTTGTTCCTACGTACATCATACTGCTTGTAAAAACTAACAAAGTCACGCTGGCGAGTTTCAATATCGCTGTAATCTCTAACACTGTGTCCTTCGTCAACTACTTCCAGGTATGCTAATGTTCTTTCAAATCCATCTTGTTCGTGTTTGTGGAAACGCTCTTTTTGCTCACTGTACCAATCACTTAAATATTTATGGCGTTCTTTTCTTACTTCTTCCGGTAATGTAGTAATACTCTGAAAACTAGGAAAACGTAAAATATTATAACTCATATCAACAAATGTTTCATCTTCTGCAAATTTACCACCATTATATTCTTCACGCATATCAAAAATCTGTTCATGCATCTTATCAATACTACCCAAACATAATGCATTGATAGTTAACATACAGTGTACCATGCCAAAATTTCCTTCATTTAACATGTATTTGTAGTTGTCAATCCATTCGTCATACACAAGACCGTCACGTATGTATTCTGCTTGTTCGCCAAATGCTTCATTACTGGTGTAAATATCAAAAGCATCAATTTTATGACTAAGTTTAACTAACCTGTGTAAATGACTACGCTTACACCCCAAGTTAGTGTTAACTGCTAATCGTACTTTGCACCCTGGATTTTTATCGTACCAGTTGATTAATTTCCAAAAGTCATGACTCACAGTAGCTTCGCCACCAGTAACTCTTAACTGTTGTAAATTATGTTGTAAATCAGTTTCCCACCATTTCCAAAATGCCTGAGTGTATGGATTTCCTTCGTTCTTAACGCCATATGGCTGAGCCCATTCTCCAGTATGTGCAAATGCTCCCCAGCCATCACTGGTCATATTATCATACGGCCCATTCTTTTTAATATCATGGCCCCACGTTGTACTAAATCCAGCATTACAATAACTACATGCAAAATTACAATTACTATCAAATGCAATCTCTAATGTCTTGGGCGTAAAGCTATCTCTCCAGTCACTAGTAAAGGCAGTTTCTAGTTCTTCTTCACTATAGGGTGTACTTTTATAATAACGATCACTTACATAATCATTGCCCATATCTTCAATTTTCCAGCAATATTCACATTCTTTGGGACGTACACCTTCTTGCATTTGTTTACGTACTAGTTTTTTATATACTGTATTGTGTAATGCACTGGGATCTTTTTTAACATCGTTTTCATTAATTTTATGTGGTGGTGGATGATGACAACTGGTTGTTGCACCGTTTCCGAGCCATACAGTAGCATTATACCATTTTGCCCCACAAAAGCTAGTACTTTTTTTATCAAGTACACGTGTGCGCCATTCTACTGGTGTTTCTTTAATATTTTTCTTTTTATTAGCCATTATGCTTTTTTACCTTCTGCACGATATTCTGCTTGCATTTCATAATACAGATCATTATAGTATTGGCAATCAAAATAAAATTCTTCCATTTCTGGAAATGTTTGTACAAAGTCAGTACCATGCCGTTCATCCATTTTATTTACAAAATCATAAAACATAGCACGTTTTTTAATAAGGTCAAAACCTTCATTACGTTCAGGCTTATTCTTCTGATTAAAATATAAACGGTGTACTACAATACGCTTAAACTTGTCAATTTCATATTCTTCAAATCCTTGATGATCACTCCATGCACCATTACTGCTACGATTACTCATATAGTCTAGCGTGGGCAAAAGGTAATCTTCCACTAGCTGATGGCTACAAATCTGAACATCCAAATAATCTGGACTTCTTAAATAAGGAACATCAAGTCCAACTGTTACACTGTGATCTGGACTAAGGGTTCGTCTATCAGTAAGCGACATGTCGCCAGGCCGAGTAATGCGGAATCCAGTACTAGTTTCCAAATGCTGATTACTGTTATTTGGATTGTATTTTTGTTTAAGTTGATATTGCCATTCTAGTAACTTACGGAATCCAGTAATACTGAATATATTAAATGTAGCCATAATAACTGCACGTACATTACCAAGTTGTAGTAGTTGTTCATATCGTTTACGGAACAATTCAAAATTTAATCCACGTCTAGCATACTCAGCTTGTTTACCCCAACTTTCAACACTAGTATAGATGGTAATCTTTTTAACATGATTATCTTCTTTAAGAACAACGAGCTTCTCAATAAACTTATCCCAAATTTTATCAGGTATACTTAGGTTACTGTTAATACTAAACTCTAGTTCTGGGTTTGGATTTTGAATAAAAAAGTCCATTGTTTTGAGTGTTTCTTTACTCATCAATGGTTCGCCACCAGTAATACGGAAATGTTTTAAATGCTTATACGCATCAGGAAACCATTTCCAAAATGCATCAATGTAAGGATTAAAGTCTCGATTTTTATAACTTAAATTATCTAGATCCTGATACCCTTGTACCCAAGTTTCAGTTTTATCACCTTCGAAAACTTTGATAGGCCCGTTTAGTTTTAGATCTTCTACCCACTTGCTGCTAAATTCTGGACCGCAATAATGACAAGCAAGGTTACATGCATTACTAAAACTAACTTCCAGATAACTTGGATATATATTTTCATCACCTTTAAGATTAACAACTTCATCAAAGTCAGTAAGTGCCCAGGGTTCTAAACTTTTATAGTGTCTATCACTAGTTCCACTATCATCTTCAACTCTCCAACAATAATCACACTCACTGGGCTTTTCATTATTAAGCATTTCAGTTCGTGCTTTTTTAAGTACACTGGTATTAAACAATGCTGCAGGATTTTCTTGTATTTCTTTTAATGGTATTTTGTGTGGTGATGGATGATGACATGCATGCGTCATACCAGTACCCAAGTGCATAGTTACTTGCTTAAACTTAGCCATACAAAATCCGCACCCTTTGCTGTCAAGCAAGGATTTTATTTTTTCTAGATTATGATGATTATTGCCAATAGTGCCGTCTGGCTCTTTTGCCCAATCTACTTCTTGAAATTTTTTAACTGTCATTTATTACTCAATTTCTGATATAACATTATCTTCTCGAATCATTGGTGCCATCCGACTTGGATTTATGTAAACTTCCTTAAAGAATCGACTTGCTTTATCATCCATATCTGATATTTCTAGATCTAATTCATCCTGAAGTATACGTCCTAGCCGAACTGTTTCAGCTTTTAGCTTGTCTTTATTATAACGATATCCAGTTGCTGGACATAGCTCTCCATCAGGATCTGCAAATTGTGGCATTACAGTCTCAGTCCAAAACTTAGTGTGCCATTTGAAGTCACGTACATCACGCCAATCCCAGGCATCTCTGTCTAAGTTGGTCATATAGCATCCCAATCTTGCTCCATAAACTGCCCATAATCCATTGGGGACATCTTCACCAACACTCATCCATACTAACATACGTTGATAGTTTTTACGATGTAATTTTTTAAGGGCTCGCTTATCAACAATGTTACCATCTTCCAAACTCATCTTACAGCCTTCACGGAACCCTGCACGATATGCTTGATACGGTGATCCGTTGTTTGCTACATCACAATAGATGTTATTCATTTGAACATAGTTGATGTTCCAACAAAAGTCAACCTGTGCATGCTTGTCATTTTCAGGAGCCGCTTCGTGTGTGCGCATTGCATTAACAACATGTACTGGCCAACATTTGATACCACCATTGCCGTATACAAGTCCGTTTACTGCATTTTTGCCTGCCCAACTAATAACATCATTTTCTCCAATGGTATCTAAATCTAGTTCAATATTAAAAAAATCACTACGTACAATGTTGTCTGCATCAATGGTAATAAATCTTTCAGTTTCAACAAGTGCCGCCGCGGCTTTATGTGCGGCATCACTACCCCAAACGCCATGACTGCGTAACGCCCATGGGCATTTCTCCAGCAAGTCTTGATAATTTTGATCAGCATTTGGTTCGTCATAACTGATGAATACCACATCAAATTCTGTGATAGGTACTATTTTGCTCATGTGTTGGTTCCTTTGATTGAAAATGTTACTTTGTGCTTTTGGTGTAACAGGTTATAATTTTGTATATTTCCCTCAATTTTTATAGCACATTTCTTTTTAGTTTTAAGTTCACGTATATTTATTGGTATGCTTCCATAGTATTCATCCGGTGTGTCGCCCACTAAGTACACCCATAATTTATCTTCATGCAGTCCGATATCAGTTAACTCACCACTACTTAGTGGTGTTGTAATTGTAAGAAAATCGCCCTTTTGGGTTATGTTAATATGTCCTTGATTATGAGTGTGTTCAGCATATCTGTGTATATAAGAAAAATTCTTAATAAGGCTTTGTTGTGCAATATTCAATGGACTATTGAAAATATCTAAGTAGTAATTTTTAAAACACCGTCTAGTTAAGAATCCAAGGTCAGTTAAACTAACGTGTTTGCGTATACTAGTAATATCATATATAACATTGCCGTTATCCAATAGTTCCTGTGCATCAACATCAATAGTGTCTATCAGGTAATCTGGATTATTATGCTTAACTATATATAGAGATAGATCATTTTTATCGTCAATAATGATCTTCTTGTTAAAAGTCATATTACTAAGTTTGCGTATACTTAGTGGATTGACTTCTACTACTAGTTTATTATTACCAGCATATACCAATACTCTAATATCCCAATCATCTTTTTTTACATTAGCCAATTGGTGTAGATTAGTTTCACTACTACGTAACCGTACTACGTTATCTTTTTTAACAATTGCTAAGTTGTTATCATTATCAAATGATACAATATGGTCTTTTTCATTTTCGTAACCTTTGAGAATATTTTCTGCTAGATAACTGTCAGTCAGTATATACGGGTACTCAGAATCATTCTGTTCAATTGATGCTATTTTTATAATAGCCCCAGTCCATTCATCATAGAAGACATAAAACTGCCTTTTAGATTCTAATGTTACTGTCTTTAACACGTTGTCTATAATCATCTAATATTTCTTCATCTAAAAATGCATCACTATTATAGCATATGATACCACTCACACGGTGGTTATTGACTTTGAATACACCATTTGCAAACCAACTACTAAGATAGTCTATCCAGTCTGTGGGTAAGTCATCGTCGTCAAGAGTTAAGTTATCTAAACTTAATAATTTGTATGGGATATGTCCATGTATGTTTGTTTCTTCGCCTAGCATCTTAAGAGTAGTATTAATTAACAAGTTTAAATCAAAATACCCAGGACGGTTTTCATTTATAAATTTAAGATAGACCCGACGGAATTCCTTGAGGACAACATCCAGCATCTTAAATAACTGTTCTGATCTTTCACTTCGATTGAAATAAAATACATCTGTCATGTATGTAGGAATATCATTGCGCTCATGAGTACTGAATCTATATTCTAGTGGTACTGTTTCACCTCTAAAATTTTCTACACTTTTACTAAAAATATAGTCGTGCAATACCATGTTATCCCAAAGATCATCCATATTATTTGTTACTATACATCTACGATCAATATACATTGTGTGTTCAAATGTACTACATGCATATAATTGCCATAAGTTAATTGCAATATCTTCAGTTGGATCATAATGTCCATATGGGAGTTCTACAATACTATCAAATGTATCCTCATACTTTTGTGGTACAGAGTCAAATTTGTCTACAACCAGACAAAATTCACGATCAGGATCAATTAATTTTAAACTACTAGCGAGTACTACTGCTTGCTCAATTTGCACGTTACCTGGAGACTTTGTTGCTATTGTAATATATCCCTGAGTCATGTAACTGCTCCAATCATAGCATCAAAATTACGCCCAATACTACGTTTGTTCATTACATGTAAATTTTGATGTAAATTTCTTGATACTATGTCTTTCCATGGTTCATTACGATCATTTGACAAAAATATCCAATCATTAGAAGATTTAATTTCAACTATATCATCTTTTTGATCCATATATTGCATTGGCCCGTCAATAATCTTATGTATAGTATCGCCATCTGCCATACCATTCATCAAATGTGAGGCAACACTAACACAATAATCAGTACGATACATATGTCCTGGAAAACTGTATAGGAATTTATAAAAACTATATTCTTTTTGTGTATGCGCCCACAGATCAAAAAACATATCACTAGTTTCACTACGATCAAAATAAACTACAGTACTCCACCACATTGGTACACCAACTGGATTTAAGTATTGTTCATATAAATCTGGAGGATCGCCACGTAAATCACATGCAGAATTATACATACCAACATGTATGTGTTCTTGTTCAAACAGATAATCTAAGTTATCATTACGCACAATATAGTCAATATCTAATAGTAATGTTTTATCAAACGGAGAGTACTCATTAACCAAATGCTTATTACTATTCTGAAAATGACTGTCAAATGTAGTCCATGGACTATCATAATGTGTTCTTACATTTTCTTCTTGTTTAACATCTGTGATTACTACTTCGTCAAATGCTTTTTCAACTAACTCCTTGCCAAGGCTTGATTCAAGCCAGTTATAATCACCGTCTGAAGTAATCAGGCAAGTGTTGTTGTTTTTCATATGCTTTTTTACATATAGTGCAGACAGCAGTGCCAACTGTACATAATCAATTTCACTGTTGTTATAGGCAAAAAAGCAACATCCGTTATAACTCATTTACCAGTCCATTACCTTTTTTATATTTCTTGCTTTTGATAGTTTGTTTGTTTCTATTAAAAACTCATTCATTGCTTCATTATATTTTTCAATAATCATTAACTTAAATTCATGCAAGTCATCAATTTGAATTGGTGTATTACGACTATCTTGTATTACTGCATGTTGAAACTCATTATCCAATAAACTTTGGACAAAACTAATTAACAATTGATCAGCACGCCATGTGCCTTTTTTGTACATAAAAGTCTGTTGCGTTTCCATTCTGATTTTGAGGTTTTTCTTTTGATTTTCTATTGTCATTCGATAATTAGAAAATTCCAATGCTTTTTCTAAGCGGTCATCCATAGTGCTTCTACCTCCGTATACGGTTATTTAACTACTACTATAACTTATTTATGATTGTTTGTCAAGCGGTTTAGCTGTCGTTAGCTGAATTAAAGTTTTCAATGACGCTAGCTGTTGGGCCAGTTACGCTATACGAAACTGAATTTTTTGAAATATTATTAGGTTGTAATGTTTTAGCAAAAAATGTAGTGGTTCCAGTGATGGGATTTGCATGATGTGATCCATCATCCATTACTACTTTAATTTGTACTTGGTGGGCTGACCCCACTTCAACATATTTGGCATAAAAAACTGCACGAAGGTTTGCATATCCGCCGCCGTAACCGCCGCCGCCGTAACCGCCACCAGGACTAGCACTACTAAAAATTGTTTGCCAATCTGTAGTTAAATGATAAAATCCCCTACCGTTACTAATTCCGCCACTACCACTTTGTAATGTGCCTTCATGATTCATACGAACTGTGCCCAGTCCAGTACATATTGCATTCCAACTTGCATAACCAGCATTTGAGGCGTTGCCTGTCATATCTAGACTGAATCGTATCTCGCCTCCACTATTAAAAAAGTATCGTGCTTGACTATAGTCAGTAAAGGTATAAGCAAATATACCTTCTAAACGTGAATCCCATGCATCGGTACGTGCAAAATTTCCTGCGTTTGTTTCACTTGATGCACTTGCACCTACAGTTAAATGTACATCGTTCATTAATACATTTGTTTGATACACATTTTCAATATAATTACCATCATTGGCAGTAATGTCAGTACCAACTGAAACATTTGTAAGTTGTGTACTGTCTCCAACATGTGTTAATATAGCGTTAGATCTATCAATTAAACTATTGGTATGTACACTCTCAACTTTGTCATTGGGTGCCAAATTATTTACAACTGCGCTATTACCATAGCCAAATCTATGTGTGTATCGATTAAATACAACCACACGGGTTGCCGCTGGAACGGCTGTGGTAAATGTAATAGTATTAGCAGTATAGTCTATACTATAGCCACTGCCGACCTTTGATTCCTGTCCAACTACTACGACAATAAAGTCTGTTGATACTACATCAGTAGTTAGTGAAAAAGGTCCAACACCAGGACTTGTTGATGGATAGTCTGTTTCATGTATTGAAAATATTGCATTACAGTCTGCGGCATTAATAATTGTGCCACCACTAAAACTAGCATCGTACTGCCGTCCAGAATACACATCAGCAAAACACTTATTGCATAAATCTGCAAGTGCATTGTAATGTGATGCCTGTATTACTTGACCGACGCTAACTGCCACCTTATTTGACTCCTACTACAATTTCAATTAACCCTGGCTCTTGATTTATTTTAGCATCAAGGGCTCTACCAATTATGTGCTGGTATGTACAATCTTCGCCATCACTAAC